GAAGGCAATCAAAGCATACAAAAACCCATCATAACCTCCCAAAAAGTAACCCAACCAACCGCCCACAGCTGCAAATATCATCTGAACAATGTTCCAAATGTCTCTCATTGTCATTCCCTCACTTTCATAAATTTGTGTATATAAAAAGACGCCCGGTGAAGGACGTCATGGTTTTCATTAATACGGTGCGTAATACACATAGCCACTGGCTTTTGCATAAAACCCGTCTCCGGGAATATACATAGCACCATCAAAGGTGTCATACTGACTTGTTGTGAAACCCGGCTGCTCGACACCCTCCCAGTAAAGTCCATCATTGGAGACGCAGAGCATACTCTCTTTCAGAAGAGCAAACTTCCCCCAGTCCTCCATCCAGATGATGTTCCTTGGATTTGGTATGTTGTTGTTGGCAAGATCTCCTACCCATGAAAGATTGGTCTCTGTAATCTCCGTGGCATCATCATTCATCACACAGAGTTTCACATAGTAGGTATAATCGCCACCAACATTTGTGTAGTTGAACTTCATAACAAAGAGGACATCATTGACAGACCTGATAAACATATACCGTGTATCGTTCACATCCTCAGGTATGGTCGTGGTCCAAAGACTGGGACTGGCTGAACTGGCTCTTGCGATGGATTTGTCTCCCCCAACCACGCCGACAAAGTTTCCTTTATGGGTGGTCAGATACTTAAAGATCGGTACCGAGGTTCCATCAGATCCAACCAAGGTCCATGCAGTTCTTTCTTCTAATGAATCAAAGCTGTAATAGACAGGTGACTTGTAGTACCACCAGCTGACGATTCCGGATCCTCTTGCCATATCATAAGCTCCGCAGGTCATGGCGTTATAGGCACCAGGACAGTATCCAGCATTGTGCCAAGTTATGCCGTCAAAGGAAGCGATGACATTGGCAAGGCCCACAATCTTTGCGATAAACACACCATTCGCTGCATAGAGAATCTCCGGCTGACCATAACTCCACCAGGGAACGCTGACCACTGTCCACTGCTTAGTGGTTTTGTTCCAATAGGACATGTAGGGAGTCTTTGCATAATAAACTGCGATCTGTGCATTGCCATTATCATAGACATTAATCTGCTTCTCACTGCCATACTGTGTGTAGCCAAAGTTGTTATAGTATTTCTTGGTCCAGCTGAGTGTTGGGATGGTAAAGAGAACTTCTCCCCTACCACCAAAGGCTGTCCAGATAGCTAGGGTATTATTGAAAATATGATCATAGCTCATGGATTCAGCCCTCCTTTATACTTTAGTTACGCTGGTGATTCGACCACCGCTATCCACGGTGTAGTTATATGTTGCTGTTGTTCCGTCTGCATATTCAATATAAAAACTCATCATATCCACCGTTAAGGTGGACACTTCCTTTAATAGTAGCTCCGAGAAAATGTTATCGAGAGTAATGCTTGTAATTCTTCCCCCGCTGTCTGTGGTGTATTGATACTGAGCGTGATACTGATGGGTATCGCCCTTCTCTACGGTGTAGGTCACATCAATGGTGGTTTCATTCACCACTAGATTGGAGACGATGGTATAGGATACCCCCAGGTCATTCACTTGTGTTTGGATATCATCCACCGAGCTTCCCACGTTATTTAAAGAACTCTCTATCCGGTAAAAGGTGTCTGAAATGCTAGGTCTGTATCTTCCCACTTCCACTCGGATGTTGTAACGGTAGAATGGATTGTATTCCAAGGAGATGATTCTTGTCTTCACATTGATTCCTAAGGGATTAAATACAATCTGTACATTATCGCCCACCGCAAGGTTCAATAGTTTGAAGAAGGAGATGTCGTAGGATGAAGCATTCTCCCTGGAATCATGGGATACCGCTACGTTGGTGACATTCTTTGAATCCATTACCGGGATGTAGTCGATGCTTCCCCTGTGGCTTCGGATGTTGATGTTGTAACCATCGTACTCAATCTCGCCACCAAGGATGGCAATGTACTGCATCAGGGCAGCCCTTCTTGAGACTTCCTGATTGATTTTCATGGTGACACTTTCTGTGAAATCTACAATACCTGCATTAAATGGTGTGCCTGAAAGGACCTGTGAAAGTCCTGCCGCCGGATCTCCGGTGAAGTCAAACTCCGTGATGTTATACATCTCATGATTCAGGACATAAGAGACGTGCTCGCAGATCACTGAACAGATGGGAAGGCTGCCCTGAAGGCTCTTTGATATCTGAACAATTTCAAAATACTGATCATCAAGCTTGGCTATCTGTTTAACCTTAAGTGCCAGTGCTGACTTTGCAAGTACCGTGAATGAAAGGGTATATTCTCCCTCCAAGGTTTCTCTGACATTGGCACTCATAACTTTTTTGATGCTTTGAAGCAAAGTACTACCTGCATAGATTTCAATCAAGGCTTATCCCTCCTCTCTGTTTTAGCTTCCTGACACTCCGAGGTTTCTGACGGTGACGGTGTTCTGGTTCCACTGTAGCTGGGCAATGACACGGGTTAAGATATTGCCATCGATGGTTAGTGGAATGGTTACATCAAAGACTGCACCTTCAGATCCACCGAGACTTCCAGAAACTTGAGAATTCAGATCGAGGTCAAAGTCTGTAGGAATAGCGCCTTGAATGTCTTTTTCAACCCCGCTCATGGCCTCAGTGAATCCTTCTCCGATACCTTCACTCATGTTGGCACCAATACCCGCGAACACTTTAGAAGGTGAACGGATTCCAAGAACGCCTTTAACACCTTTGACAATGCCGCTGACCATGCTGTCGACTTTTCCTTTAAGCCACCCCATCATGGATGAAATACCATCCCATAGACCCCTTGCGATGTTTCGTCCCACGTCCATCATGGATGGGATAGCCCTGCCAAGGCCTGTCACGATGGCAGTGATTATTTGCGGGAGCTGACCGACAAGCTGAGGGATCGCTCTTATTAGTCCTGCTGCCAATTGAATGGTCAGTTGAACGCCCATCTCGATAATCTTAGGTAGATTATTTGTGATGAAGGTGATTATGCTATTGATGATTTGAGGCAGGGCATCTATTAGCTTCGGCAGTGAATTAAGTAGACCTTGAGCAAGTCCGCTTATGATCTGAAAAGCTGCATCGAGTACCAAATCCAGATTATTAATCAACGTCTGAGCAATAAGAATAACCGCTTCTACAATGGAAGGAACCAGCTCCGGAAGGGCTTCACCAAGACCCGTGGCAAGGGTCACAATCATCACAAGTGCTGCTTCTACAAGCGCTGGTAAATTGGCGATAATACCATCCACCAAAGTAAGAACCAGTTGAAGTGCCCCTTCTGTAATCTGCGGCAGTGCTTCTATAAGTCCTCCCACAATGGTCATAATAATATTGGTGGCGGCTTCAATGAGCGTTGGCAAGTTATCAAGAATACCATTTACAAGAGCAAGAACGAGATCCGGTGCAACCTCAGCAATGGCAGCTATAAGTCCAGTCACCACCTCTAAAATCTGAGGTAGGATGACTGCAATCTGGTCCACCGTTTGTCTGGCCCCTTCTTTCAGCTGTTCTGCCGCTCCCTCCTGACCGGTGATAAGTCCGGTAAGTCCATCTAGAACCATGGTGAATCCTGGAAGGAGCTGCGAAGTGATGTTGTTTTTCACACCAGCAAAAGATCGGGTGAGGTTATCCATGGCATCGGTGTAATTAACAGCCGCATCAATGGATTCATCGCTCATCACTAGGCCCAGTTCACTGGCTTTATTCTTTAGAGCATCTGTGCTTTCTGCCGTTTGATTTAAAAGAGCGCCAAGTTCAACAGATGATGTTCCGAGAAGATCGTTGGCAATTGCAGCTTTTTCACCTTCATCTGCAATGCCCTGTAGTCCCTTTACGGTCATTTCAAAGACTTCTTCTCGGGATTTGCCTTGAAGATCTTCCATTGAAATGCCCAGTCTCTTGAATTTATCAGTGGCAGAAGCACTTCCGTTAATGGCATCATCCACGGTATTATTCAGTTTTTTCATCCCGTTTTCTAAAGATGAGATGCTGGCACCGTTTTGAGAGAGAACATACTCCCATTCCTGATAGCCTTGTCTCGAAAGGCCTATTCTCTGACTGGCTTTATCCACTTCATCTCCGGCAGCGGCTGCATCATTTGCCATATCATATAATTTCTTTCCTGTGCTGACTGCTGCAGTTCCTATGGCTGCCATGGCCACACCAATACCGGCGGCCACACCTTTCATGACAGATCCAAGTTTCTCAAACTTTCCACCTGAATCATCTGCTACTTTAGCTGACTCTTTAATTTCATCTCCAAACTTGTCAGCTTCTTTACCTGCATCTCCGAATCCATCGCTGGCTTCATCAAGAGCTTTGTTGTTTTCATCCAGCTCCCGCTCCATTTTGTTAAGATCAGCATTGGCGTTATTCAGCTGAATCTGCCAGGCTTTGGTTCGCTTATCATTTTCACCAAAGGATTCGGCGGCATTCTTAAGGGCAGATTCCAAGGTGCTGATTTTATTCTTTTGGGCATCAATCTCTTTATTCAGCACTTCATTTCTTGCTGTCACTGCCTGTAGAGATTTATCCTGTTTGTCGAACTGGGAAGTGACGAGTTTCATTTCAGAGCCTAACACTTTAAAATCTCTGTTGATTTCTCGAAGTGCGTTTTTGAACTCCTTTTCCCCTTCGACCCCAATCTTCAGTCCAAAATTATCTGCCATAGTGCCTCACCTCCTCATTAGGCATGAAAAAAGACACCATATTTCGATGTCAGCGTAATCTAACTTTTTTAATTTTTAATGTAACAGTCACATAGTTACATTTAAAGTTCTAAGTGTTATATTGGCTTGTCATTTTCGTTCGTATTTTCACCTTTGTATACGCACAAAAAGGACACTTACAGCCACGATGGAATCACGTCATCAATAAACAATTCTCTCTTAGGTTTTGCGATGCCGATAAATTGCTTATGGCATTCCCAAAGATCCATCAGGTATCCTATAGGCATCAGCCACACCTCATCTTCTTTACGATTGAGATGGGCTGTGCCGTAGTAAATCAGTCGGGTAAATAACTCCTCATCACTTACCCGACTACCTCGTTTTTTGAGGGTTCACTCTCCACATTTCTCTTGGTTCCCTTCATCATACTGGCCATGATGGCATTCTTATAGCTTGCCAGATCAAAAGGTGTGGTGAGAAGTTCTACTTCATCTTCGGTCAGGAGCTCTTTTTTCTGATCCTTATTTCTGATGTTGTGAATCAAGATGGACTGATTGGCCAGAAGCGTAATCAGCCACACGATCTCATCAAGCGCCATTTCAAAGTTCTCTGTTTTCATTAGCTTCTCGCCCAGGTTCTCAAGACCTCCATAACGTCCAGCAATTTCTTTTGTCGCTTTCGTAGTCAGCACCAGTTTAAATTCTGTCCCACCTATTTCTATGGTGGCACTTCTATCTTCAGCCGCTTCAGTAAGTTTTACATTTTCATCTGCCATTTATCTTCCCTCCATTAAGATACGATTACTGTTGCTACATCAGTGGTGACAGGATCCGCTCCACTTAAATTCAGCACACAGTAGTAGTAATAGGTATCTGCCAGAAGATCCGTTGGAATATCAAAGCTGGCAGATGTTTCTCCATTAATCGGTGTACCGCCTGTAGAACTGTCGATGGTGTTTTCATACCACTGATACGTTACAGGGTTAGACGTATTGGAGCTTGCAACCACAGAAAGGCTTCCCGTAATACTACCCGCTGTCACTTCTGTGAGGGCTACTGGCTGAGTCGTAATGGTAATCGCCGGTGTTACCGGAGTAAAGTCCGGTTCATAAACAGTGGTAAACCATCCAGAAATGGTCGATGGTGCAACACCGATATCTCCCTCAGTGACTTCTGCTTTCCACGGATGCTTATTCTCACTATCCAGTTTGTTTCGCCTAAAGACCGTTCCTTCTATGGTGGGACTACTAAATGTAATGGAGTCACCTTTGGTCGCAAGGCTGGTGGCCGGAACGCTGAAGATAACTCTGTAAAGCCAGAAGTATCTGTACCTTCCATTGGCCTTCTTGGCACGAAATCCGATGGCTACAGGGCTTCCTCCATCTTCGCTTCTTGAAACCACCACATTGTTGCTGTCGATTTTACACCCAGTCAAATCCTGGGCCACCAATGATCCGATATCATCGATTCCAAGTGTCAGTGCGCCACTTTTGAATTCCTTGACCACTTCTGAAGCACCGTCATCTGCATAAAGAATCGCTTCAATCAGCTCCACACTCAGTTCTGCTGTCATGGCTTTTGCCAGGACTTTCGGTGTGCCATAGGTTTCGATGCCATTTTCATCTTCTGTGATCTTGGCGTAGTATAGACTATCGAGTCCAATTGTTGCCATATTCTATTCCTCCTTCAAAATAGCTGAGTCAACTTCAGCTAAAAATCTAATTCGTAAACTTTTGCCACATCGATGGCGAAGTGGTGAAAACCAGTATCTTCTTCATATCCTAGATACCTTCTGTCTGTTATGATAAAGCCTGCTCTAATAAGAACACTAACGACTTCATTCTTTCTTGCCTGGTAGTTGCCTTTTGAAAATAAGGAGAGGCGAACTTCCTGCAGTTCTGCACTTGGCAGATCATCAGCATAATGGTCAAAGATATCACTCATAGGGGTAAGGACCAGATATTCATCCGGTGCCTTTTTACTAAACACGCCCGTTTCAATGGGAATCCCTAAAGGCTCAAGGACCTCGCCTATATCTTTCAAAATACTGTTATACACGACCTTCGCCCTCCTTCCTTTTAGATTTTGCTGATCTCTTCATCCAACTTTCTTTTCATCGCTTCAATGCAGGCATTTCGACTGGCTGTTTTCGCCGGTTTTAAAAATGGCTTAGCCGGCTGACCAGACTTTCCATACTCTAAAATGTTGGCGATCTTAGCATTTGACTCCCCATCTTTTCTCGGTTCATCAAACCCCACCTTCACATTGTAATTCCCATCTCGATCCACACCAGCTGGTGTAACACCAAGAGCATCAACCAGCTCTCCTGTGGACCTTGACGGAAGCTTTGTATCACTTCCAACGGTTGCCTGTAGATTCGCTTTCACTTTGGCTTTCACCACTTCGCCACCAGCTTCTAGGACCTTTGGAATGATTTCATCGGTCTTTTCTGCCAAGGTAGATACTTTTAAAAGAAAATCCTCTGGCATTTTGTAACTTCCTCGTGCCATGAAATCACCTCCTAGCCCTTTGCGGCTTCCAGCTTTTCTGCTGCTACTTCTAAATAAAATCTCATTATAACCTCAACGCTTAAGATCCGATACTCCCCGGTATCACAGCGAATCAGCATGCCTGGTTCAATCACCACATCCGGAATCCGTCTGAACTGAAAGGTGGCATTGGCTTTGGTGTAGGCGGCCATATTGGCCCACTTTCTTGAACCGTGCCTTTCATCCCTGTATGCACGAACACTGGCGATCAAATTTTCTCCCTTAGAAGAGAATCCTTCATCGTCTTTGATGGGAATCGTATCGATGATGTCGATCCGGGTGTTCATCTTCCCAAAGCTCATAGCCTTCACCTGCCTTTACTGCTTTCCCCTCATTTCCATGACTCCGATCCTTTCGTCTGCCTTTTCTGTAGCATCTTTTCTGACGTTTCCTTCTTTTCTTCACCCATAGTCGTTTCATCAGACCTGCCACTCCTTTCCCATGCGTAGAAGTAGATGAACCGTCTTCCACACCTGCTCTGAAGCACTGACATTGTCGTTAAAAAAGCCACCGGTGGAGCCATCGCGACTCTCATAAAAATGAGAGGCCAGCATAATGACCCCTTGCTCGGTAGCAGGTGACATGGTGTTTTCTGCGTAGAAGTTTGCACCTAGATGCTGATAACCTTCTGCATAGCTGATGGCGGCAGCAATCACACCTTCCAGTAAGGCATCATCCTCATTATGGGTTACAATGAGATTTGCTTTTACCTTCTCACGAAGTGCCATCTACCATCACTCGCTTTCCATAAGGCCAGCGGCTTTTAGCTTAGCAAGTAAGGCATTGAAATCTGCTACCAGGTCTGCCACATCCACAGCGGTGCTGTCTGCTTGAACAGCTGCAGGTTTCAGTTCCGTCCCATCAAAGGTGACTTTCCCTTCTGCAGTTACAGCAAGCTCTCCACCGATGACAGTCTTCTCGCCACCCTGCTCGGTATAGTTTTTCGTGTTATATCCCATGGTTTTCCCTCCTTAATAAAGTGAAAGGAAGGCAGTAACTAGGACTACCTTCCTGTTAGATTACTTAGGCCTTTTGCTGAAGCACCTTTATGGCTTCAGGAAGAATCAGTTTTGCATCTAGTCTCTGGGATGCAAGGAAACCGACTTGACCACTTGCTGCATAGAGTTCGTTGAGACGCTTGAAGGTTCTACCCTGACGATCAGCAATCCAGTAGTACTTGAAGTCTCCGAAGAGAATTGTCTTCTCGCCCGCTGCAGATATCGGCATGTACTGAGAAGTTGCCACTGGACGATTTAGAATTGTATCAGGCGTTCCTGCCTGAACAGATGGCTGCCACAAGTACTGACCCTGACCATCTTTCAGCTTTCTGATGGCCTTAATAGTTGCATCATTCACAAGGAAGGTAGCATTCTTTCTATAGGCCGACTTCAAGCTGTGGTAAAGGTCCAGCACCTCGTCAATGGTGATGGCTGTCGCACTTGCTGCAGTTACACCTAGGCTTGCTCCACCGGTTGTATGAAGAAGACCTGTAGGTTTGCTGCTTCCGTTTCCAGTGAGGAATGCTTCCTCTTCAGCTGCTCCGATTCTTCTTGCAAACTCAGCTGCAATGTAGGCTTCAAGGTCGAAGTAGCTGTCATTAAGAAGCTCGTCAGAAACCTTCAGCATGGTACCAAGTTTGTAGGCCGACAAGGTCACCTGAGTGAATGCATCGTCGCTTTCAGTGAAGGCGGCTTCCTCGTCCATCCATGTAGCGGATCCATGACTCGCCACCACAGGAATCTTTCTATCCCCGTAGCTGGTCGTAATCACGTTGCACAGATTTCTAAGAAGGTTCGCCTCTTGAAGTGCCTGAATCAGCTGGTTCTCATACTCATCCGGTACAAGGAAGCCACCTTCTGAATCGGTACCGATTTGAAGCGCATTGTGTACCGCAGGGTTCATCTTGTTTCTCATAGCACCCCAAAAGGCACTCTTATAAGCATCGGACGCTCTGCCTGTTTTTTCTTCGGCCATTTTATCAGGTCTGGATGCAAGAGGTTTGCTAAGGGCTGCTGAAAGCTCTCTATCCATCATCTCTTGACGCTCAAGGCGCTCGATTTCCTTCCCAAGGCTGACCACTTCATCTTCCATCTTTTCATATACGACATTGTCCTCAGGTTTGATCAGACCATTCTCCTGACGATGTTCATCAAGGAAACCTTTAGCCTGTTCCCAAACCTTGGCACGTTTCTCTCTTAGTTCTTGAATTTTACTCATATTCATTACCTCCAATTTTTAATCAGCTCCAGCCGTCTTTCCAGCTGGGCAA